AAAAGTACTTGATAAGATTCTTGATGCCCCAAACACCTTTGGCATTGTCATTGTTTTCGAGCACAAGACGCTTGCGGATATTGTCTGGCAATTGGTCGTAAACTCGCAGAACATTGTCTGCAATGGTTTGAGGATCGCCATCTTTGCGCACATGTATGTTAAGAGGCGAACGATAGTCTTGCGGCAAATCAAGCAGGTCAAAAATCTCTGCATGCTGCTGTAGGTCAAGAATGCTGTTGTTGATGCAGTCTTGATTGCTGGAAGATAGCGTGATGTATTCGCTTGGGTGCGCTGACAAACGAATCGGATGAGAAGAGAGCGACTGCTTGATTGAATTGCAAACAGCAACAATGCTTGCGTAATTAGGCAAGTCTGCAATGCGAAGCAACACATCTTTGTGCGTTAGAACTGGAGCAAGAGAAGATGAGAGACGATAGCCTTGAATATTATTCAGTTGGCAAAAACGAATAGTATTGAGTGTCATCTTGAAATTATGCAAGATTCGCTCGGAAAGCTCTTGTATAGCAACGTTACGAGGCAGCTTGGCGAACTGAGTGTAAGTCATGGAGCGAAAATTCTGTCCGTTGTCAGACAGTGTTTTTGAGATGCAGCAAAGTGATAGGTTCATGGTTTACAATACCACTCTGCTGCTCCTTGTCAAGACAAGATTTTTTCAGGATCGCGTTCTCTTGAACCATGAGCAAAAGAAGTCCAAGATTCAAAATCAATTAAAAACAATTCACCACTATCAGATTCAACCACATTCTTCCAACGAATATCGTTATGATGTACACCATAGGTATGGATCAATTCATGATTCATTTCTTGAATGCGAGTTTTAAATTGTTTTCTCTCTTTAGGAGAGTACCTTAAATTTAAAGAATGCCCTTTATATTCAGTAATAATTAATTTATCATCAATTGAACTCTGAATCATTTTAGGCACAAATGGGCAAAAAATTAATTTTTTATAAGCTTGAATTTCGCGAAAAGCCTTGTTCTCAGTTTTAAGAAACTTAAAAATTAAGTTTTGTCCTTCTCTTTCATGAAGTTCGACTCTTTCTGTAGAAACTCCAGCTTTAAAAATGCGAATCAACATATTTAATAATTAGGCTGCGAACAAAGAATATGATTAATTTCTTCTTTGATTTTTTTAATAATTCTATGTTTGGCAATATAAATAGCGCTAGAATTGATCTTATATTTAAGCATTAGATTTTCATTTTTTAAATCATTAAAGTACAAATCATTAAAAATCATATAGTCTTTGCTTTTATGATCTCTGCCTAGATTTTCAAAAGCTTGCATGAGAAGCTCTCTCTGATAAGATTTTTCTTGCGAAGCATGAAAATCTTGTTTTTCATCAGGATGCATTTCCATCAAAAGGTCATCGCCGCTGGTGATTCGCTTGTTTTTCCTTTGATTGCGGCGAATAATGTCCACCATGCGCCACTTGGCGAATGTTGTTACCCAAGAATGAATCTTGCCTTTGGCAGAGTCGAACTTGTTTTCTTTGAAGTAGTTTGCCATTGAAACAAACACTTCTTGCACAACGTCATCAACGTCCTGTGAAGGCAGCTTATAGGAGTAAGCTAATGATCTTAGATACTCATTAAATTGAGTAAAAAAATCATTCCAACCTTGGCTGTTCCCCCAATCGGAAAGCTCTTGTTCTTTGAATTCGCTCATTGATTGGAATTGTGTGGTCTAAATTTAGAAATCTCGTCTTGAAGAACAGAGTATTTTTTGTGAGAATGCCAGATTTCTGTGACATCTCCGCTGACGTATTTGCCTTCTGTTGTAATCACAACAGACTTTGGGGGCAGAAATAATTCTGGAGGTTGCTGATTAAATTCCCTATCGGGAATGGGTTTTGTCTGGCAACAGCCACAAGCAAGTAGAATAATAGTTAACTTTTTCATTTTTTGAAATCTGTTAAGAAAGAGTGCATTTTTTGCTGCTCTTCAATAATTTCTTCGTTTAGATTGTCAGCTTTCTTTTGAGCTTGCGAGTTTGGAATGTTTCTTACCTTGTCTCTCTCGCTTGAGAGTTTATCAATTCTAGAGTCAAACTTCTCTAGAACATCAAAAAGAAAAGATTTATTACGCAGCTTGAGGTATTCGACCCCAAGCTGCAATAACAAAGGAATTGCATCCAGTATTTTCACGAATGCTTTTTAAGCGCGTTAAAAATAGTCTTTTCCTCTTGACCAGCCTCACACTCACAGATGTAGCCGCCAATGTGCTTAGCGCAATCCATGGCCCAAACATACGCATCAGCGAAATACTGATCGTAAGAAGCTTGATGATCGCCTTTTTGATTATAAACTGAATACCACTTAATACCTGATTTCTTTTGCATGTTATTGTTCGTTATTGCTTGTTGCTTGTGCTCATTTTGATAAGGGAATCGTGAATCATGTGACGAGTTTCCCAGTCAATGATGCGTTGATTCTCGTCTTTTGGTAGCTCGGAAGTTACCTGCTCCAAGTTCAAGCCAAATGCTGAACAAAGAGCTTTGATCTTTCGAAGAACGCCGATTTCCTTATACTTTAAGACTGCCCAACAGAGGTCAATCTGTTCTGGCTTGCTTTTTTCAATTGCCTTGGCAAGAGTATTGCTCATAGGGATTTTTTTATTTATTTGTTTTTGTTTGTGTTTACTGTGGTGCTTATTATTCTACAATAGTAAGGATTTTTGTCAAGGCTTCTTTTGATTCTTCTAGCGCTTTTTCTTTCCAACTGTTTAGACAATAGCTTTTAATTTCAGAAAGAAGGAACTGGGTTTTCCCAACTAATTCTTTTTCATTATCAATGATGCAATAAGAAGGTATGTCATAACCAGACATGGAAATGGTATTTTTACAGCTATAGTCGAATAGAGTAAGAACATTATAATTGAGAGCTTCGTAGAATCGGTTAGCCAAACCATTATAGTTGTGGTGGTTAATTTCATCCTCAATGTAGAGGCTAGTCTGGAAATTAGAGAGTCCTTCTTTTGACCAGTTGATGCGGTCAATAAATGGCCCGCTGACTCCAATTGTGTTAAATTTTTCACGATTTTTTTGATGTGTTGAAACGGTTACTTTGCCCTTTAAGTATTTACGAAAGGACGGTTCACGATTTTTACGAAAAGAACCGTAATAAATGCAACCTTGCTTTTCGGCAATTATTTCTTTTGGATTGAAAATCAAAGAGTTAAGATTGACAAAATTCCAACCATTCAAGTATTTTTCAACGATTTTTGAAATACTTGGCCCATGATTAGAGATAACCTCATAGCGGCGACCTTCTTTAATTCCAATCCAGAGTGCTCTTGGCTCTCCTAAATTATATTCGTTAGAAATATAAAAGATTTTTGCTTCTGGGCTAGCCTTTAGCCAAGCATAGTCAACATAAGAGTAGTGACTTGCATGATTGAAGATGATTCGATCATAGCCACTTTTAATGCTGTCATTAACTGTTGGGTAGCTCCAGATGAGGTCTGCCTCATGACCACTTTGAATCAAGAAGTCTTTGATCTTTTTGGCGTTTAACCAGTGCAAGTTTTGAGGTTCTTTTATTGAACCCTTGTGAGAATCAATGATTAAGTATTTCATTGAGGAAAGAATTCAATTGCCAAACGGCCCAAAGAATCTTCGATGTGAGCATAGCCTTCGATGATAAAGCGATCCTCAATCAAGAGCGTCTTGTAAATTTCAAATGGAAATTCTCCGCGATCAGGAACTTTCACATAATGCAGGGTGTTTCCATCAAAAGAGATGCTGCAATTTTCGAATTCTTTTTCCATCCAATCCAAGTGGGATTTGTTATTTGCCCCAATTATTTTAATTTTTCCAGTCATTTATTATTTTAATATAGATATTTGAAAGTGTCAATGTCTTTTTCAAAAATTTTTTCAATTATCTTTTTCGTGTTCGAATTGTAATAATCTTTATAATCTGATCTTTTGCTTGAATTTTCGTGAGGAATATCAGCAGTGATGTGTTTTATTTCGCAAGCATCAAGCATTTCTTTAAAATCATTTTTAAGATTTTCAAAACGCAAAATAAAGTTTGGCTGAAATGCTCCGTTGAGCCATTCAATTTGTTGATGAGTGCCAAGAAAGTCTTTTGTGTTATTCGCGTGATTTTCTTCCATAATTTCGCAAAAATCTTCAAAAGCAATATCGTTAGAATAATTGTACAAATCTCCAAGCTTATTTTCTTTGGCAAATTGAAACATGGACACTGCTCGATCAAAAGGATTTCTCACAATAGCAAATGACATGTAATTTTTAACTAAGTTACCAAAAATACCATAAATTTCATTTGGTTTGGCATGCGTTGGAGAAAAGCATTTTTTATAAAGTTTATTTTTAAATAAAGCGTCATTAAAAATTTTCTCATGCTTCTTAATTAAATTAAAATCACCAAGATGAGAATAAATAGAAGTACTGGCATTTTTAGGAATGCGAATGAAAATCACGCTCCAAATCCATTTATGACTACATGGAGTAAACTCTAGCATTTTGGCCAAACTTTAAATTTTAAGTTATCAAAAATATCAGAGAACTTGATGATTGAAATCTCGTCTTTGCGACCCTTGCGTTGATATATCTTGTAGAGAGCGTTTTTTGACGCATCTACGCGGCTATCTTGGTCAACTAGCTTGAGGCAAAGCTTCCATAGGGCAGAGCGATTAACCATGATAAAATCATTCTCTCTTTCAAAAGCAATGAATTCTGCGGCTCCAATTAACCATCCAGCATTGCCTGCGACATTTAAAAACTCAACCCAAATCAAATCATCGCTTGTCTCAGAATCGCTTCTTTTGATTTTTTTTCTAGCTTTAATGTCTATTGAGTAAATAGGATAGCCCTCTTTTGAGAGAAACACATCAATGTGTGAGAGTTGCTGCTTGCGATCCGCTTGAACAGCTTTCCAACCTTGTTTTTCCGCGATTGAAGTGAACAAGCTTTCTGCGTCGTGTCCTTTCTCGGAACACTCTCCTGTTCTGTCAAAGCGATTACGGTATTTCATAGATGAGAAAATCTTGGATTACTTTGAAATCAAAAATTCTTTGAATTGTTTTTATGAATTTTTCTTTTTTATGTTCGCGATTGATGTTTCCCACGATATATTGTACTCTATATTTGCTTTTTAGCAAGTTTAAAATATCAGCTACTGCATTTTTTAAGATGGGGAGCGAAGACTCCGAAGCTGCAAAAACAAGTTCGCAGTATTCTGATTGTGGTTTTTGTTGAATCATTTTCTCCAAACTCTGCGGTATATATAAAGAATTTAGTTGTAAATCAAAAGCTATAAAGACCAAAATCTCTCCCGTGTTTTCATTTCGTGCGTAAATTATTGGGCCTGTTTCAATTAGTCCGTCAAAATAGTCAACTAACTCTTCTCTTTTACCAGAAGAGGTCTTAGCCTTTACGGGGAAAGGCGTTGATCTCTCATTAAAACGCAAGTAAAGTTCAAACAGTTTTCCCTGCTCAGAGAAATCTCCTAAAAATTCGTGTAATTTATAGTTTAAATAGTTATTATTTGTAGTCATGCCCATCAACAACAAAGTTTCTAAAGACTTACTTGATTTAGAACCAACAGCCGTATTAGAGTTTTACAAAATCTATTATGATACGGTTAATGAGCCTGACTCTTTCTTTCCATTTCATCCTTGCTCAAATGGTTTAGAAGGAAAAATTGTTTTTAATAATACTGCTTATGTTCCTTTGGCTGTTGAAGTCGAGGATTTTGAATCAAATATTTTCAATAGAATTAGTCGCCCAAAAATTAGAATCAGTAATGAGGATTTGATTATTAGTCAAGTCTTGCGTCGAAAAAATGATTTTAAATTTGCCAAGCTGGAAAGAACTAAGATTTTTGTCAAGTATATTGACGACGTAAATTTTGAGGGAGGGATTAATCCTTATGGAGTAGCAGACCCAAATTCAGAAATTTCTCGCGACTCTTATGTGATTTCTCAAAAAACTCAGGAAAACAAGTCTCTTGTAGAGTTTGAATTGACTGCTCCATTTGACTTGGAAAACTTTTCCATTCCTGGGAGATTGGTAATGGGAAGATATTGCTATTGGCAGTATCGTGGTTTGGGATGTCATTATTTTGGCCCTCCAGTTTGCCAAGAAGATGATTCTTCATTTACTTATGTTCCAAGAGGCTCTTTTAACTTTGAGAGCACAAACAATGAGTGGCGCTATGGAATTACTTATGATGTTGGAGCTATTGCGTATGTTTCAACACCTAAAGACCCATTTAGAACTTGGTATGTTTGCAAAGAAAAACATCTATCCTCTGAAAATAATATACCTGGATTAGATAACGTGCCTTGGGAAAAGGATGGATGCTCCAAGTCTATTGGCGCATGTAAAAAGAGATTTTACAATCAATCAATTACTTATGGTGGTATTCCTGAAAACCCTTTTGCTCCGATAAATTCAGTTTACAATCCTGTTCCTAGTGAACAGACAGCCGATACAACAAAATTTTATTTGCCATTTGGAGGTTTCCCAGCAACAGACAATTATAAATATGGACAATCCTTTCTTAGAAAATAAAAGTTTTAAAAAACTTCTTCAATCTGTTCGTGAGCACTGTGATAGATATTTTTCTTTAGAGTGTTGCGGCTTTATTGGCAAAAAAGATAAAAGCTATATCGCTCAATTTGTCAGCAATCGCTCTCCAAATCCAAAAGACTTTTTTTGCGTTGATCCTCTTGATTATTTAAAATTCAAAAAAGAATATGAGTTTATTTCACTGTTTCACTCTCATATCGTCGGTGACGAATCATTTTCAGAGATGGACATTTCTAATGCCGAAGCTACATGTCTTCCTTCTATTGTTTATTCTTTGGATACAAAGAAATTTGCTATTTATGAACCAAATAATCACGAAGTAGATGTAAATACTCTAAAGAAGGTAAAAGGTTATTTATGACAGAAATTCATTTACATGGTATTTTAGGGCAAAAATATGGAAAATTGCATAAATTTTCTATTAAAGAGCCTAAAGATGTTATTCGCGCATTAGAGGCTAATTACGAAGATTTTAACAAAGACCTTAAAGACCTTTTAAGAAAAAATATTGTTTATACAATTGTTGCTGATGATCAATGGATTCAAGGCAGTTCTTGCTCAAGAAAGAATAAAATAAAAAAAATTGATTTTACTCCTTGTATTTTGGGTTCTGGTATATTAGTTGCTGTAGGAGTTGCCGCTAAAACAGCAGCCTTAATTTGGTCGGTTGTTTCCGTTGTTGTTTCAATTGCTAATGCCGTGTATTCTTATATTCAAGCTGGAAAACAATCGTACCCAGAAATTCCTGGAGCAACAGCTACTTCCTCTGCTAATTCTCGCTCTTTATCTTTTTCAAACAGAGAAAACATCGAAGAACAAGGCAACCCAGTGCCTCTTGTTTATGGCCGCATTAAGATTGGCTCTGCTGTTATTCAAAGCTCAGTCAAGTCTTTCCCATTAACTTTAACTCTTGCAGATGAGTTTTTAAATTCAACTGAAAAAAAATCTGCCAACCAAGTAGCCGTCGTTGCAAGCCAAGGGGTTGGATTCAGTTTCTCCGATTTATTTAGCTAAAATATTAAAATGAATCATTTTTCTAAAAAATAT